TACCTCAGGAGGAAAGCATCCTGATAAAGTCAACGTACAAAGATAACCCATTCCTACCTCAGAGTATCAGGGCTCAGATTGAGGACTTAAAGAGAACGGATGAGGCACTGTATCAAATCTATGCCCTAGGTGAGAAAGCAATCAGCAAGAGTAACATCTACTCTAATTGGTCATTCATCCCTCATAGACCTGCTAGGTTTGTCAACTACGTCTATGGCCTTGACTTTGGATACAATCACCCCACTGCACTCATGCGAGTATATTGGTGTGACAATGACATCTACATTGAGCCTGTGATATATGAAAGCTACCTGACTACTCCAATGCTGATTGACAAGATGCAAAGCTTCAACGTAGAGAAAACAGTAACCATTGTAGCAGATTATGCAAGACCTGAAATCATAGCCGAGCTAAACAATGCAGGGTATGACGTGCAGAACGCAAACAAGGTGGTCAAGAAAGGCATTGACAACATCAAGACATTCGGGGTGCTATGCCAAGATGATAAGGCCATCAAGAAAGAGTATGAGAATTACAAGTGGAAAAAAGTAGGGGATATGATTACTGACGAACCGGTCAAGATGTGGGATGATGCGATGGATGCAATCAGGTATGCCACTACTCACATCCGACAGGAGTACTATACGGATGACTCTTACTACGCGTTTTAGAAACACTTTGGCTGCCTAGATTAATATAGGTATGGCAATGTTCACTATAGCTGTACCACAGGTGTTAACTCCTGCGTACAACCCGATTAAGTTTTTCTTTGCGAGTACCAACTCAGGCTTTGCAGGTTTCAAGTTTATCTTTGACATCTATGAGAGTGGTACCACTAATCAAATAGCAGAGTATAGGGTGCTACCTAATGCCAGTACATTCTATGGTGAGATTGACCTAAGCAAGCTACTACAATCTAAGGTAAGCTTTGACTTATTCCCATATAACACCACAGTATACGATGCACCTAACAGCCATTACAAGTATGATGTCAAGGTAGGTGAGGAGTACCTAACCATAGTTCAGTATACAGCATCCCTAACTAACAACGGAGGTAACGTACAGATTAACGTAACCAACAGCTTTGTGGCAGGTGATCAGATAGTCATTGCTCAATCAGATGGTGGGGTAGCTAACCCTAACCTTGAGGGATTGTTCACTGTGCTATCAGTTGGTGTAGGTTTCTTGGTAGTTAATAGCCCTTGGTCATTGGTAACCAATGCAGCAATCAATGGTGATATCACCTATGCCGATGGTAGAAAGACTGTAACTAGGAACATACTAATCAAGGCAAACAACTATGTATTCAATGGTGCACTACCTTGGACTCAATGGCCTTACTACTTATTTAGTAACTACTTCCTAACGAGTCCATCAGATAGCTTCTTGACATCATGCCCTACTAAAGAATTCTACTGCACACTATCTCAGGACTTGTGGATGAACGCAGTGTATGGTGGACCAGGAGCAGGTACTCACAAGATTATATTTACCAATGATGGTGGTGAGGTGTTTGAAAAGAATGTCACTGCCACTGACCACGTAACAGGTAACGCTGTAGGTCCTAACAACTTAGGACCATTGACTGCTATCTCAGGTACACTGCCATTGATTAAGCCTACCACTCAATACTATCTGTATTACTATGAGCACAATGGTAACCAAGTTACACAGCCATACCAGGTTAACATAGATCGCAGAACACAGATGCAGGAGTACAGCATCATATTCCTTGACCGCTATGGCTCATGGGGTAGCTTTGCATTCACAGGTAGAGCATACGAAAGAGGCACAGTACAGCGTGAGCAATACAACATGGATGTAGCAGGATACATTGACTCAGGGTCATGGAACTACAACCTAACAGATAGAGGATACATCAACAGCTATGTGAGTGTAGATAACACCATTGACCTCAATACTGATTGGATGACTGAGGATATGGCTACCTACTTCACTGAACTTATTAGCTCACCATACACATACTTCAAGGTAAGCAACTATGATGAGAGCTGTGATATACCAGCAAGCACTGAGTATATCAGCTGCAATATAGTTACCTCATCATTTGAGAAATACAAGCAACGGAATAAGAACTTAATCAAGCAAAGCATTACTATTAAGCTAGCTAATAACGACATGGTCAATGGTTAGGATACAACTAGCAACAGGCTACCTTGATGTTAAGGAGGGCACTTCATTCCCTTTGACATTTCAGGTAGGAGACATCAGAGATATAAGTCAAAGGAAAGGTAACTTCTCTAAGACTATTGTATTGGTAGGTAGTAAGAATAACAATGACCTACTGAACCACTACTACGATGTGAACATCCAAGCAGGAACGTTTGACATCAATGCAGTAACTACCTGCTCAGTTATTCAGGATGGAATACCAGTCATGGAGAACGCTAGCCTACAGCTCACAGCTGTTAAAAAGGTACAGCTCACAGATGGGTATGAGGAGCATGTGGAGTATGAGGTATTGGTCAAGGAAAGCAAAGCAGATTTCTTTACAGCTATCAATAACCTTGAGCTAACCGATATAGACTTCAGTGACCTCAACCATACATACGATGCGTTCAATGTGGTGAACAGATTTACCAACACTGAGGTGGATGGCTTCAAGTACTTCCTACCTGGTAGTGGGGATGTGTTCTACACTACTCAGGAGTTCAAGCCTGCTATCTTTGCTAAGACTTACTTTGACCGTATCTTTGCTGACTCAGGGTTTACATACAATTGGCCTACTCTAAGCAATACTAAGTTTGACAAGCTCATCATTCCATACAACGGAGGTATAGATAACTTTGATTATTTAGACTATGTGGTGCGAGCAGAGAAGACTACACCTAGTACGGTGGTATCACCTCTATCACTTACTCCTACCACAGGTACCTATACATTCACAGGACTAACTGAGATAGAGGACCCTCAGAATATCTTTGACCCGGTAACAGGTGTGTATACTACACCATTCAACATAAGCTCAGCCAATGCTCAGTACTATGAGATAAAGATATTGGTTAATTTTAGTCTTGACATTATTTGTCCTGCAGGCAATGTATCAGTTGGTACACCTACATTCTACCTGAACTTTTTTAATGCACCATACAACGTAACATCGGTATCACCTTTTTACAATGGACCAGGTGCACCTGGAACAGGTACGACCAACATAACTACGGACACATTAATAGTAACAATACAGGCTAGCGACCCCAACATATTACCACAGCTCACTGCATTGACTAGCAATGTGCAGGCTATCTTTAACACTGCAGGAGGTTACTATATCTTACCGTATCAATTGAGCCTAACCATTAACTCGGCAGATATAACAATCACCCCGAGCAGTAACATTGTGGCCATTGGTGGTACCATTGATGTGAATGACTACGTGCCTAAAAAGATTAAACAGAATGAATTTGTTAAGGCTATATTTAACATGTTCAACCTGTATGCTGAGGTAGATAAGTCACAGCCTAATCAGCTCAACCTAATCCATAGGGATGACTACTATGATGCAGGTAAAGAGGTAGATTGGACATACAAGCTAGCCAAGGATAAAGAACAGTCACTGTCATTCTTACCTGAGCTAACAAGTAAGAAAGTAATACTCACATACAAGGCAGATAAGGATGGTCCTAATACGATCTACACAAATGCTACTAATCAAATCTACGGACAGGCAGAGGTTATCTTTGACAACGAGTATGTCAAGGATGTAACTACTAAGGATGTATTGTTCAGCCCTACACCAATCATTGATACAGTCTTTGGTGCATACGTGCCAATGATTGCAGGAGCACAGCCTGATGTTAACATCCGTATCTTGTATGACTCTACAGCTGAGGTAGGACTAACCACGTGCCAAGCGTTTAATATCTATGACTACGGTACAACGGGTATGACAGGTGTAACTACTTACCCATACGTAGGACATTTTGATGACCCACTCAATCCTACATGGGATTTGAACTATGCAACGTGTGCATACTACTACTACATGCCAAGTACCTTAACACAGAACAATCTGTACAACAGGTATTGGAGACGTACCATGGGGCAGATTAATAGTGGTAAGATGTTGACTGCATTCTTTAATCTCAAGGAGTCTGACATCCAACCATTAGAGCTCAATGATAAGATTAGGATTGACAATAGTTGGTGGAACATTAACAAGGTTATTGATTACAATGCTAATGCTAATCAGCTCACTCAGGTAGAACTTATCAGCATAGACACTGAGGTGCAGTTCATGCCCTTTGCTACAGGCTCCCCCTCCCCAGGTGTGGGTACCGGTAGTGTAGGACCAATCACTCAGGTGGCCAATGATACTATCATCAAGACTAAGACTGCCAACAGTAACATCGTACCTAACAGCACCTCAGGAGTGGTAACCGGTAAGGGTAACAATGTTAGCCCTGGGCTTAAGGTGGTAGTAGTAGCAGATGATGCTACGATTGATGAGGATGGTATCTACACTGATAACCTAGTGGTGTATGGTAAGGTGAACGGGATACCTGTTGACCCTCCCTACTACAGATACACAGCCATACTTAATCAATCAGGAACAGCTAACCCTACAGCAGATGTCAAAGAGTCTAGCTTTGGAGATATAGTATGGACTAGACAAAACCAAGGTGAGTATGAGGGAGCTATACAAAATTGGGACTTAGGTGCTATCCTAGGCAGTGAGCTAACGGTCATGATTAACAACGTTAACTTTGACGGGGTGATCAGTGCTCAGTATGTGCCATCAAATAACACTATAGATATATTAACCACTCAGATAGGAGTAGGCTTTGTAGATAACTACCTAGTCAACACTACTATTGAGATAAGATATTACAAGCCATAACATGAATGAAGTAGAAATACCATTAAAACTTGGCGGCATTGGCGCCATCAAGGCGGAATTAAAAGACCTCAAAGGGCAGATAGCGGAAGCCACTGATCCCGAAACAATGACCCGATTAGCACAGCGTGCAGGGGAACTCAAGGACCAATTAAAAGATGCTAATGAGCAGGTCAATGTATTTGCTACTGGGTCAAAGTTTGAAGCAGTATCTAATAGCTTTGCAGGTATCAAAGGTGACTTAATGAGTCTTGACTTTGAGGGTGCATCCGAAAAAGCTAATGTATTTAAGAAAACCCTAGGCAATCTTAACCCTAAAGATATAGGTGGTGCATTCAAATCACTCACATCCGTTATCATGACTGTTGGTAGTGCATTCGTTTCATTAGGTGCTACCATTCTAGCTAACCCTATCTTTTTATTGATTGCTGTTATCATTGCTATTGTGGCAGCCATTGTGATATTCCTACACAAGATAGGGGTGCTACAGAAAGTACTTGACTTTTTAATGATACCTATCAACGCATTGATTGATGGGCTCAAGGCTTTGAGTGATTGGCTAGGATTGAGTACCTATGCTGCAGATGAGAACGCTGAAAAGATGGCTAAGGCCAATGAGAAAGTAGCAGAGAGTTCAAAGAAACGTACTGAGACACTATCTGAAAACTTTGACCAAGAGATTGCCATGGCTAAGATAGCCGGTAAGGATACCACTCAGCTTGAGCTAGACAAATCAAGAGCACTGGAGAAAGAGTCCATTAAGCGAAAGCAAGCAGCTAAGAAAGCACTTGATGCAATGGCACACCAAGAGGGTGAGGAGGCTATTAAGAAACGTGAAGAGTTAAGAAAGCAGATTGATGCTGAGAATAAAATAATTAAGACAGGAGTCAATGAACGTAAACGTATCAAGGCTCAGGAGATACAAGACCAAAAAGAGGCAGATAAGAAAGCAGCAGATGATGCAGCAGCAGCAGCAGATAAGGCAGCAGCAGCAGCAGAGAAAGCTAGGGAGAAAGCTAAGCAGGCAGCTAAGCAAAGACTTGATAACGCTAGAACACTTAGAGACTTTGAACTATCACAGATACAGGATGCTAATGCAAGGGAGGTAGCAATAGTAAATGAGAAGTATGCAAGGTTAATGAATGACCTGAAAACGGATGCTACTAAAACAGCAGAAGAGAAAGCTAAGTTTAATGAGATGTTCAGAACGCAACAGCAACAGGAACTCGATAAGCTAGCAACAGATAAGGCTAAGATTGAAGCAGATAACTTAAAGAAAGGCAATGACATCATAGCTGATCTACAGCTACAGATGATGGAGGAGGGAACAGCTAAAGAGCTAGCCATGACTAAGGCTAAGTATGACAAGCTACGTGCTCAGACCTTAGCAGATGTTACACTAACTGAGGCACAAAAGAAAACCCTAACTGATTTGTACAATCAACAGGAGGATGCAGAAAATCAGAAGAGAGCAGATGCCAAGTTAAAGCAACAGCAAACATTGGCTAAGACATTGGCAGACTCTGAACTTACTGAGGACCAAAAGAAACTTCAGGCTCTTAAAGAAAAGTATGATGCAGAGTTAAAACTAGCAGAGGACAATGAGATACTTAAGGCAGCTCTTAAAGATAAGTACGATACAGATACAGCCAAGATAGCAAAGGATGCCGCTAATGCTCAAATTGAAGCTGATAAAAAAGAAAGGGATGCAAGAATACAATTAGCAGGAGACATAGCCAATGGTATCAATGCTGTAGGTGCTGCATTCATCAAGGACCAAAAGAAACTAGAGAAGTTCAATAAGGCAAACGCATTGATACAGATTGGTATTGATACAGCCAAGGCAATCTCATCATTGACTGCTGCGTCTCAAGCTAACGCATTGAACGGAGTAACAGCAGGAGCTGCAGGTATTGCTCAGTTTGCTAGTGGTATCATTCAGATTGCTACCAATGTTGCCAAGGCTAAGCAGATACTTACATCAGGTGGTACCCCAACTTCAGGAGGAGGAGGTGGAGCTAGTGAGGGAGGTAGTGCAAGTGTAGCACAATCCGTACCTCAAGGTGCTCAGCTCTTTGGCTCAGCTAATGCAGCAGGTACAATGAGTGCAGGAGGTGGTACTAACAATAGCTCTATGACTGTCACAGCTGTAGTATCTGAGACACAAATAACCAATGTACAAAATAAGATAACTAAGATTAATAAAAACGCTGAACTCTAATGAACTCACTACAAGCAATCATCGACCACATTGAGCAGTTCTACAACAATCACCTCCAGGTAAAAAAGGTGGGGAGTGACTTTAAGGAACAGCTATTTAACTTCGCTACTCAGGATGAGAAATATCCTATTGTTTTTGTGGTACCGGTAACTGTTAACCCTGCAGATAACACCTCAGAGTTTAACTTTGATGTATACTGCTTTGATATTATTCAAAAAGATAGGGCTAATATCATCACAATCCTAAGTGACACACAGCAGATATTGAATGACCTGTATGTTTACTTCACCTATAGCAATGACTATAGCTTTGATGAGATTGGTATACCTAACTTCCAACCTTTGAACAACGATCTACTTGACTACGCTGCAGGCTATGTCATGAACATCACATTAACGGTTAATGATTGGACTGATTGTGCTGTACCATT